CGTAACGGTGCTAACGGCGACGGGATATGCGCCAACGATCGGCGCGAGCGTCACGCTGGCGGGGCTGTCGTTTATCTGTGATTCAGCATCACGCCCAAATGCAGGGCAGCTGATGTTCCCGCAGCTGGTGTTCCCGCGTAACGCCAGCACTGGCGCCGCCGAGGCCAAGACGTTTGCCTACACCAGGACTGGAAACTATACGCTTACCTATGCCGAGGCTGCTTCAGCTTCTGGCCCTGAGCATGAGTATGTAAGCGGCGGCACGGCAACGATCAGCGGCACTGATTACGGCGTTGCCAATGCGGTCTATAACAAGACCACGGGCGTAGTAACGCTCACTACTAGGGTGCAACTGCCAGCGGGCAATGGAAACATCACCGTCAATGGGCTGGTGTTCATCTGCCCGACGAGCGGTTATATCGTCACCAGTAGTATCCCGATCAATGCCGGCGGCACTCCGGTGGCCAATACCGATCCAACCAGGGCTGGTTATCGGGTGGTTTTTTACTCGGGTGTGAATGGTGGCCTGAAAGATGCGGTAGCGGCAGGCCAAAAAATGGACTTCCGCAACCGTTCGCAGATTTCAGCGCCAAGCCACACGTTTGAGTACGTGGGCAGTGGTTTGAACTATGACGCCTTGCCGTGGAATGGCGGCATAGGAATTCCAGAAAACGCAATTGTTGAAACGAATAATGGCCGGGTTTATTCGTCTAACACCAACGAAAAAGGTGATTTCAAGGTCGGCACTCAATTCAGTGTTGATGGAACAACTGGCAGCGTTACAATTAACACCGATGAGTTTAACCTTTCGGGGTTAAACTTTATCGGCCCATTTAGCCGTAACGGTGGCATCAGCTCTGTTGGTGTGCAGCTACGAGAGATCAGCAATAACACCACGCTGACGGCTTCAACTGGCGGGCCTGATGGCAATACAGCGCCGACGCAGTTTGCGGTCAAGAGCTACGCAGAAGACAAGTTCCTGCAGAACGTGACGGTGACAGCGGGCCTACCGTTGACGATCACGGATACCAGCAGCCAAGACGGGCAGGGGTACTGGACGAGGCAACGCAATATCGCCCTGAGCCTGAACGTAGCGAACGGCCTGCTCAGGCTGGATAGCAACGGATTGGTGTCGGCGTCGTTGTTTCCCGCTACGGCGGTAACAGCCGGCACCTATGGCTCGGCCTCGGCTGTGGCCCAGTTCACGGTCGATGCCACCGGACGGATCACAGCATCCGCATCTGTCAATATCTCCATCGCAGCCTCGGCAGTGTCTGGCCTGGCCACCGTAGCCACCAGCGGCGCCTACAGCAGTCTTAGCGGCCTGCCAACGCTGGGCACATCGTCTTCGCTGAATGTCGCCGCAACGGGCAACGCCACGACCGGCCAAGTGGTGAAGGGCGATGACACCCGCCTGAGCGATCCCCGCACGCCGACAGCGCACAACCAGGCGTGGTCAACGATCACTGGCACCCCTACCACGCTGAGCGGCTACGGCATCATCGATGGCTTTACCGAGACCCAGGTGCGCAGCACCCCGTTGACTGGATTCACCTCCGGCGCCGGCACTATCAGCGCCACTGATTCGGTCTTAGCTGCAATCCAGAAGCTGAACGGCAATGTGGCCGCTGCCGCTGCTGGATCTGTTACGGCTGTCACGGGCACGACGCCAATCGTGAGTAGTGGCGGCGCAACTCCAGTCCTTTCAATTACAGCTGCTACTACCAGCGCAGCGGGCTCAATGTCGAGCGCGGATAAGTCGCGGATTGACGCTCTCGCCACTAGCGGAACCCCACAGTTCGCCGCCCTTGGCCTAGGCGTTGCCCCTGCACCTGGATTTGAACTGACCCTAGGCGGCAGCACCATTCAGTTGGTGAGCACGGTAACTGCCGCTAGCGGTGTTTATACGCTGGATGTGACAGCGGCCAATGAGTTCGTCACTGCTGCTGCAATAGCTGGGGCAACAACAATCAACCTGTCAAATCTGACGAGTTTGCCTGCTGGGTATCGGTGGCGGGGGGTGCTGAGCTTTGCTTACACGAGCGGGGTGGTGTCGTGGTTTACGGGGAACACTGGTTACACAGTGAAATGGGATGGCGGCACGGCACCGACTCTGACAGCCAGTGATCTGGAAACTGTGGTGATAACAGTCACAGGTGGTGTGCCAGTGATTGAAGTCACAGCGCAACAGGGGAGGGCGTAGAGATGATTGGCGGACGTAGTGCGTTGTTGGCGGCGAGTGGTTCAAAGGTTGCCGTCCCCTGGACGCCTGCAAGCATTAGCTTGCTGGCATGGTGCGATTCCAGCATTGCTTCTACAATATCTTTAAGCGGAACTGCAGTGACAAGATGGAGAACAGTAACCAATGTCGATTACTGGTTTCGCGAGGACGCTGGTCCGATACTAATTCCTGGGGGTCTAAACGGAAAAAACGTAATATCACTGGGCTCTGGGTCTCTCGCAAAGGGCAACCCTTTCCTGGCCGGTAATGTTCCTAATTCATTGTTTGTAATTACGCGAAGCGTTAGCCTGACAGGAACCAACGTTATATGGAATAATAATGTTCCTTTTGGTGGGCAAAATGGTGGCGGCAATCAGTTGGCACGTCTTAGCTATGGAGCAACTATAACGCACACAGGAACTCCAAATACCAATTTTCATATTTTTGGCTACGAATTAGACACACCTGCAGGAAGGCTATATTACGATGGTGAATTGGTAGCAAGTGGGTCGGGATTTGGTAATACTTCTGCCGGCTTTGGCAATTATCTTTTTGGGTATTATGACCCAAACTTTGAGATAGCGGAAATGGTAAACATTGGATACATTCCAACCACTGAAATTAGAAACAAGGTTGTAGGATACCTTGCTCATAAGTGGGCGCTAACTAGCAATCTATCATCTAGCCATCCGTATAAAAACTCGCCACCAACTGTATAGCATCTCTAAATCATGACCATCCTAATCCACGCCATCAACGACGAAATCATCGCCTACCCAGCGACGATGGAAGCACTGCGCCAGGAGTTTCCAAACTCCTCATTCCCCCTAGAGCCCACCACCGAAGACCTCCTCCCGTTCAACCGTTTTCACGTCACGCCATCACCCTGCCCAGCTGATACCCGCACCGAGCGCCCGGTTAACGGTGCCACGCTGACTGATGAAGGCTGGCAGCAAACCTGGACTATGCGCCCAGCCACCGCCGATGAGATCAGCGCCTGGGACATCGCTAACGCGCCCCAGCCTGATTGGATGGAGTTCGGCATCGACCTAGCCACGCACCCAGGCATCACCGCCCTATGGGAAGTCCTCCCCGGCCCTGTATCTGGCGCCTTGCCCACGGCACTAAACGAAGCTGGCAAGGGTGACCCGAGGCTATTTACCGGGTTATGGCAGCGAATAATGGCAACCGGCGCCATTTCACCGGAGCTGCTTGGCGGCATTGCGGCGATGGCAGCTGAGCACCATCTGTCAGAGGTCTTCATTGCAGGACTGGCCCCTGCTGCCCCTGAGCGCGAGCAAATCCTGGCTCCTGTAGAGTCTTCACGGGGAACACCCTTGACACCCATGCTGGAGCCATCGTGAACCTACTCAGGTTTTTGACGAGCGTGGCACCCCAGCTGCTGGGAGAGAAGTCAAGCAACCCTGCTGCACCACTGACAACCGCCGCCTTCGCCGTCTGTGTGCTGCTGGGTGGCGGCATGGTGATTTCCTGTGAGCGCAGGGCTACTCAGGCAGGCCAGTGCGACTCCACCTACCTCACTGCCGCTGGCATTATCGGCGCAGGGGGGCTAGTAAAAACCTCCAATGAAGCTGGTTTTCAGACGATCAATCCGGCTTTCGATTCCGTCCGCAGGGCGCAACTCAGGGAAGAGGGTGAGCCAATCCCAGTAAGCGGAGGTGAGCCCCCTGGGCCAACTCCAGAACCCGACTGGCTTCAAGATGTCGGTCGCCTACCTGATTCGCCACCCCCTTCCGGCGAACCAGCTATGACGGGCAGCTCAACTGCAGAGCGAATGGCCCGTGCCGCAGCAAGGCTCGCCAGGCAGAGGGTGCCATGATCAATAGCGTTGCGCTATGGCTGGCCCAGGAGCTACTGAAGTTCTTGGCAGTCCGATTATTCAGGAGTCAGCTGCAGTTAATCTTTGATCGGTGGGATGAGCGTACTAGGGAAATGGTCTGGCCATCCAGTGATGACATAAGCACTTCCATGGAGGTAGCAATGTTCGCCTCTACCGGCGAGCTGGCAACACCTCTTCAGCGGGCAGTGCTGCGCTTGCTTTACGATCCGCTTAAGGCGGCGGCGAAGCAATGAAAAGACTCGCGGTGATGGTCTCATGAAGCTCGCGGAGGCGGCTGGTATGTTCAACGGGGAGCCGCATCAAATCGCGGCCTTCGATGGCTTGCAAGCAGCCTCCACGTCAAAGGCGATTGCAGAGTTTTTTGAAACTTTTTTTGCAGTCCCAAGCCCGAAAAAGCGCTGTCCGTCCATGGCGGCACTGTTGCAAAGGCATCAAGCAAACACAATGGAGCACCCATGACCAGCCTCCGCTTGATTGACGCCGCACGTTTTACAGATCGAGACAACCCCGAACTGCATCAAATCGCCGCATGGAATGATTTTCAAAAAGGGGTGCCCCCCGAGCAAGTCGAGGCATTCTTTAAGGCATTCCGAGCAGCGCCTGTCGAGCCAGTAGCTGTGCCTGCATCACAGAATCCAGCGGTCAAAGCATTGCTGCAATTTATCTACAGCGGCGAAGGTGGCTACACATCCGTTAATCGCGGCAGGGCTGGTGATACACCAGGCGGCGTCCCTGATCTAACCAGCATGACGATCGGGGAGATCAAAAAACTACAGGCAGCCGAGCAACTCTTCGCGGTTGGCGCTGCGCAATTCATCCCGAGCACCCTGCCAATTGCGCAGGCCGCAGCGAAGCTGCCCGACAACGCCCCATTTAACGCCGAGAATCAGGATCGACTGGCAACCGCCTTGCTGCTTGGCGGGAAGCGGCCAAAGCTAGCTGCCTACTTGCTAGGCCGTAGCGATGACCTAGACGCCGCACAGATCGACATGGCGAAGGAATGGGCATCAGTACCCCTGCCAAACGGTAAGGGCTTCTACGACGGCGATAGCGCGGGCAACCAGGCCACCAAAAAAGCTGCTGCCGTAAGCGCTGCTTTGGTTGCAGCCAGGACGGGTATCACGGGGTCACAGCCAGAACCACCCAAACTCGCGGTGTCATTGCAGCAACCGGCCAAGGCAAGGCCAAAGTCCATATTACTAAAGGTCGCACCCGAATACCAGAATGACAATGCGTCTGGTACAGGTTACCGGGAATGCTTCTCTTCGACTTGCGCAATGCTTGCACGGTTTCACGGCAAGATTGGCAGCGACGACGCATACAATAAGGTTCGCGCCCGCTTTGGTGACACGACAGACGCCAACGCCCAGATTAAGGCATTGGCGTCACTGGGTCTTACGGCAGTTCTAACCAAGGACAATGGATTTGAACAGCTTGAAGACGAGCTGATTAGCGGCAATCCGGTTGGCTTGGGCTGGCTACATAAAGGTCCGATTAGTAAACCAAGTGGTGGCGGTCACTGGAGCGCTGGCGTCGGATTTACCGCTTCCACCATTATTCAGAACGATCCCAATGGCGAGGCCGACATGCTTAACGGCGACTATGTTAGCCGTGGCAGGGCGGGCGCAAGTGTTGCATACAGCCGTAAAAACTGGGAGCGGCGCTGGTGCTGTAACGATGCTGGCGTGTTCACGCCGGGAAGGAATGGCTGGATGCTGACATGCGTTCCAACGGGCGTTGCGAGAAAGCCATGAACCGCTTTATCGTCAAGGTAGAAATGCTCATCGCCATAGACAGTGATGATAATGACATAGAAATGATTTGCGAAAACTTTTACGCTAGGCTTTCCGAATTAGTGCAAAGCGAGAAGCACATGCTGGAGGCATCCATTGAAGGCTTTGAATTGCCAGGTAATGAGCCTGTAGCCGAAGAAGGGGTAGCAGTATGAACAACCCCGCCGACCCCCAAAGGCAGTGTCGGCGGTCTAGCGCCTGCAGGGCCATGTTGCCTGAATCCAAATTAGAGCGCGACAAACAGGGTAAGCGAGTGTGCAAGGTAGGCAACTGCCCAAACGACCATGCCAAGCAATCAGAAACCGTATTGGCTTTGGAGTTGCAATTGCGACGCTCTAAGGGCGAGACGCGAGATGCCAAGGCGGGGCAAGAGCGGGCACTGCACAAGTTAATTACCACTCAGGAAGCGCTTACCACTGCGCTGGAAATTAGGGACATTTATGATCCCGGGGTAATCACGGCGCCAGTGGATCACGAGGCTAGGGAAACTTGCCCTATCTTGCTAATTAGCGACATCCATTGCGGTCAGATTGTTAAACAAACCTCTGTCAACGGTCTTAACGAGTTCAACGAGGATATTTTTGATGAACGACTGGATACCGTATTCCAGAACGCTCTGAAGGTTATTAACAACCAGCGAACCGATCAGATTATTCGTGAAGGCGTTATTTGGTTGGGTGGTGATATGATTGAAGGTGAGTTGCATGATGATGCCAGGCAGAATCAAAATCTCACCACCACCCAGCAAATCGTCAGATGCCAGCTCGCCTTAGTACGCGGCTTTGACTACATGCTTGCCCATTCGGACCTGGGGCGAATCCTGGTGCCGTGCAACGTGGGGAATCATGATCGAACCACAAAGAAGCAGCAAAGCAATAGCACTGAAAATAGCTACGCTCACCTAATGTATCACAACCTGAGGCGGCATTACAAAAATGAGCCTCGCCTGGACTGGCGTATTGCCGATAGTGACCACATCTACTTTAATATTTACGGCAAGGAGATTCGCGGCTTCCATGGTGATTCGGTGATTTACAATGGAGGGCAGGCAGGCCCCATGTGGAATGTGGCCAGGCACTGCAAGAACCTTAACGAATCAATTCGAGCTGACCACACGGTAAACGGTCACTTTCATCAGATCCACTTCGGCGCACGAAACACCGGGAATGGATCGCTGTCTGGTGTTGCGCCATACGGCCATAACAAGGGTTACATAAAAGAGCCACCCGCAATGGCAATGAGGTTCGTTCACGCAACGAAAGGATTTACGGGTTGTTTTCCCATCTTTGCTACCTAGCTCTTGGGTCACCACATCGACGGGACTGAGCTTGTTCACAAGCGGGTCACTAAACACAGGTTTAGGAAATCCATTATTGATGAATGGGAAGGTCGCTGTGCTTACTGTGATTGCGTCCCCGCTGGCAAGATTACCTTGGATCATGTCGTACCCAAAGTATTGGGGGGACAGAAGGTGCGAGAGAACCTAGTCCCGGCTTGCGTCCCATGCAATATCAGTAAGAATCATCGCAACTGGGTCGAGTGGTATCGGTCGGTGGCGTGGCATGATCTGGAGAGAGAGGAGAGGATTTGGAAGTGGATAGGGGCTGATTTGAAGGAGACTGGGAGATGATTGGTACTGTGCTACAGTTCATCTGTCTTGACTGAAAGCCCGTGATCGACTTGCGCCTTGGTGACTGCCTCGAAGTGATGAAGACGCTGCCAGATTGCAGCGTTGACGCGGTGGTTACCGATCCCCCTTACGGGCTGTCATTTATGGGCAAGAAGTGGGATTACGACGTGCCCAGCGTGGCGATCTGGGCCGAGTGCCTGCGGGTGTTGAAGCCTGGCGGGCATCTGCTGGCCTTTGCTGGCACCAGAACTCAACACCGGATGGCGGTACGGATTGAGGATGCAGGCTTTGAAATCAGGGACATGATCGCCTGGGTCTACGGGTCGGGGTTCCCGAAGTCGCTGGACGTGAGCAAGGCGATTGACAAGGCGGCGGGTGCGGAGCCCATCGACCTTGGTATTTCGCCCAACTGGCGTGAGTCCAAACGTGACCGCGAAAAGAACGGCAGCATGGAAGTGAGGGGCGAAAATGCGGGGCGCATCACCGCCCCCGCCACCCCCGAAGCCCAGCAGTGGGCCGGCTGGGGCACTGCGTTAAAACCCTCACTTGAAAGCGTGACCTGGGCCACAAAGCCCATGCCTACTGAGGGTTACTGCGCTAAAATACTGGAGAGCCTAACAGAACTGGAAGCCCAGTGTTTCCAAATTGCGAGTGCTGCGGTAAGCAGTTCAAGACCTATCCCAGCAGGCTCGCCAGAGGCGAAGATCGCTTCTGCTCAAGAGCCTGCAGCAACCCGGCACGAGGAAGGTCAGGGGAGAAAAATGGCAACTGGGGAGGCGGGCGCTACCAGCTCGCCAGCGGATACATCGGCGTCAGCATTGGCGGCGGCAAGTATCGCCTTGAGCATTGCCTCGTCATGGAGGCACACATTGGAAGGCGTCTGCGTAAGGGAGAAAACGTCCACCACCGCAACGGAATCAAGGACGACAACCGACTGGGAAACCTTGAGCTGCTGTCTATCGGAGATCACACCCGAGAGCATCATTCAGGCGTGCAGCGAGCCAGGTGGGTTCAGTGCCAATGCTTCCACTGCGGCGCAGATATTCAACGCCTCGCTTGCGTTGTTGCAAGCCACCCACACACTTTCTGCAATCGAGCCTGCTACGTGGCAGGCGCTGGACGCTTGCCGGGTCGAGGCCGTCAGCCCAAGCCTTGACCCCTGCATCATGGCCCGTAAGCCATTCCCCGGCACCGTAGCCGCCAACGTGCTGGCGCATGGCACCGGGGCGCTGAATGTGGATGGGTGTCGGGTGGCTCACAACGAGGATTGCCGGATGATGGCCCCATCGCAGGCCAACATCAGCAACCCCAGCGAGAAGCACCGGCAGGCCGGCAGGCGCGAGGCTACGCTGGAGCTGAAGCCTGGCGGAAGATGGCCCGCCAATCTGATACATTCGGGCGAAGACGAGGTTGTGGGGTTGTTTCCGCAGACGGGAATCAGCCCGGGGGGTAACTCAAAGCAGATCAACGCCGGGACTGGGCGCTACAACTGGAACACCGGCACCGACAGAGCCGTACCTGACGGCGTGAACCCAGGCTATGGCGACACCGGCAGCGCCGCCCGGTTTTTCTACACCGCCAAGGCTGCCAAATCAGACCGCGACGACGGCAACACCCACCCCACGGTCAAGCCGACCGATCTGATGCGCTACCTGTGCCGGCTGGTGACACCACCAGGCGGGATTGTGCTGGACCCGTTTATGGGGTCAGGCAGCACTGGCAAGGCCGCAATATTGGAGGGCTTTGCCTTTGTCGGCATCGAACTTGACTCTCGTTACTTTGAAATCGCCACGGCCAGGATCAATAACGAGCCTATCCCGCCCAAAGAAGAAGAAGAAGAAGACGGGGCAGAGGTTGACCCCAAGATCATTGAGCAACTTCGCCTGCGGGGGCTGCTGCCGTAGGGGAGAAAGTCGGCTGGGTCCTGAACCGTTTCACGATTCTCTCCAGCCTCCTGTGCTACAGTTCCTCAACGCCGCATTTTCAGCCGAGATGAGCGACCAGATCGACGTTGACTACAGTGGACTTCCTGGTTACAACGATCCAGAGACAGCGATCGGCAACCTGGCTCGCATGGTTACAGCCCTGCGCAAAGAAGTGGATCAGCTCAAGGCGCTGATCATGAGACCAGAGGCGTTTGAGCGGGCGGACGTAGACAAACTGCTGGGGCCGCCCGCTGCAGCGGCACCCGCTACCCCAAAGCAACCTCAGCAACCTGTACGAGTCATCGACCCACCACGCCGTCGTCGTACCAGAAAGAAGCCGAGCCCACCTCAGGAGCAACAACAACAGCAGCGCCGCCCTATTCGTATTACTGGGAGCTTGGATTAAAACCAGCTGCCACTTCTAGGCCGGATCGTATCACCAATGTCAAAATACCCAGTCTTGCTTCTGCGCCTGAATCGGGCCACACTTGGACTGGTCATCATGATTTCGCCATCCATTCCACCAGCAAGATAGGGCCGGATCAATTCAGCAACAAAACCAGGGAGGTTTCCGGTGAGGGATGCCAGTGACTTGTCACCAGTGCCCATGTCTTTCATCTTGACTTTTAATGGCCCGATCTGCACTTCCGAGAAGGCGTCCAGGCCATCAAGGCCTGTTGCGCCGATCCCATCGTTTTCAGCTAGGCCAACGAAGCCACCATTGGGACCGATGAATGCCGCTAAATAAGCGGTGGCTAATTCAATTTTATACGGAATCTTGTTACAGTTTGCATCGTCGCATGTACTGCAATTTTCAATCAACCTGGGGAACGAGAGATTCTGCTCGCACCGGCACTTATGGCCGCGCCACTCCTGGGAGTCCATGACCAACGTGGCCGCAGTCAGACTCTTTTGCTTTTTCCCGATCTCTAGCGCAAGCCAAGCGACAATACCCTCGCTCTGTGGAAGTGCCTCCAGCAACTCCCCTGCCCTAGCGACAGAAACATTGGAGTTGGCGTTGGGGCCAGACAGCGTGGCATCAAACGCCATGGCGGGTGCGACGTTGTGGTTTCACGGGGTTGGGTTCGGACGTAGGCGTTGGATCTTCCTCCCCAACTGTCAAGGATTCCTTGACAGTTGGTTCCGCTGCGTCCTTGTCCTCGCTGGATTCCTCATCCTTTTTCTCGCTGGATTCCTCTTCAGTTACAGAGGATTCCTCGGCAACTGGTTCCACTGCTGGCTCAGTCGCTTTCTCTGTAGCTGCCAGGGCATCCCTCGCCTCATCCACTGCCTTACTGGCTAGCGTATATACCTCTTGGGCGGCGGCCAGTTGCGCATGGGCTTCGTTGCAGGCGTTGTCCTTTTCTTCTAAGCACTTCTGCGCCACCAGCACCGGATTAGCGGCATCCTCGCGTTGCTTGCGCTGGACAGCTTCCAGCTCCTCAAACGTGGCCAGGCTCATGTCATGAATGCGTTTCCAGTAGACTCTAGCTGACTCCAGGCCAGGTTGGACCATTGAGCCTTCCCGACTCCATTTTTGGCCCGATCACTCCGCTGCTTATTAAGCTGTTCGGGTCGGACTTAACATTTATTCGTGCAACGGCGGGGGTCTACAATCAAGCAACCGGCGTAATCGAAGACACGGAACAACGCTTTGAGATTAAAGCGATTCCAGATGTGATCACGACTGAAGAACTTGGCGGCATCTACCAGGCTACCGATGCCAAGTTTTACATTGATCCTAGTTCTATTGGCGGCGGGATCGTAAGTACCGAAGATTCAGTAGAATACAAGCGTTCAGGGAGAACAGTCAGGGCTAGAGTGGTGGGCCCCACCAAGGAGTACCGTGGCGATGCACCCATTCTTTTTGATGTCGTAGTGAGGCCCGAGTAATGGCGCGGGGATTTCTGAATGAGATCGGCAGGCTGGCGAATAAGTTGGACGAGTTTGCCGGTGCTGCGGTGAATGCAGGCGTGGCCCTGGCAGCCAAGAGAATCGTGGATGACCTACAAAAGGCTGGGCCAAGCTGGACTGGCGATTTCAAGAATAACTGGGTCGTAGCGATCGGAGACACTGAGATTCCGGCCACGGTTCCACGGCGCTTCCCGATTCCCGTGGCCCCGCTCAATACTCCGTCAAGACCTATTGTTGTTCCGCCGCTGCCCGCAAAGTTCAGTATTAACAAAATTAAGTACACAATTGGCAATCGTGCCGAGTACCGGGCCATTGCGCTTGATCTTGACCCAGGGAATATTCGCTGGAAAGGTTCGCAACCTCCTAACACCGCCCCCAAGGATTGGTTTACGACTTATCTACAGGGCGGACAGATCAATAAAACCATCGCAGCCTCGCTCGGCCCCGAATTAGATAAAGTCTGGAGAAAAGCATGAGCTTACAGAAAATTCGTACAGCTATTGAAGTACCGATCAAGACTGCCTTGCAAGTGGTAGCGCCATCGCTCAAGGTATTAACCGAAAACCAAGAATACGCCGAGAACAGCTCCCTTTCCGAGTTTGCGTTGGTATCAATCTCGTTTGGTCTGATGACCGAATCTTCCCTGCAGTGCGAACTGGCTACCAATATTCGCGCCTCACTGGTAGTCACTGTCTACAGCCAAAAGGGGAAGGGGCCTGGTCGGGCGCAACAGTTAGCTGAAGCAGTGATGGACGCACTGGTGGGGATGAGCGATCCAACGGCTACTCGACCAGTGCCAGGGGTTAGGGCCTATCCAACCCAGATCGACGGCCCCACGTTCACGCCAATAGAGGGCAGGCCCCATATCGCCACGAGAATTACGGCACCAGTAATGGCTAAGGTGGCGCCTACAGCGCCTTGAGTGGCGAGAGATCAGCGCTCCCTGTAACCTCTTGGTGACACCCTTGGCCAGCGGCTCAGGTGCCTACACACTGCGCCGCTCAATCGAGGGCTGACTTCAAATGGCGACCTCCTTAAGCAAAAACGTTCTCGTAGGCCAAGACGGCTCTGCTTGGCTGAAGCCAGCGGGCACCACTTATGCGCTTCTGGACAAGACAGATTTCCCGTTGCCAGTCTCGCCTGCCACCACCAGTCTGCTCAACGTGCCCGCTGGGCACGATTTCAGGATTAACGATCCGGTGGTGTTCTCGGTGATGGGGACCGCAACCCTCCGAAGCCCGCTGGTCGCCGCCACTACCTATTACGTCGTCACTGTCAACCCAACGTCAATTGCCGTTTCCGCCACGCTGGGCGGCACAGCGATTGCCTTTACTGGTTCGGGTTCCGACACTGGCGGCTTTCCTGTTAACGGCATCAAGATCACCTACGCCGATTTTGCGGCGATGTGCCAGGTAACGAATTGGAGTTTCAACGTTACTCGCACTGAACTGGATACCACCAGCCTCCCATGCGGCCCCCTTGGTGGCGATGGTTCGCAGGCACCTTTCCGCACCGGCCAGGCTGGCTACGCAGACGGTTCTGGCTCTATGGAAGTTCGGTTCTATACCGATCAGACCGGCCTGGCCCGGCGCCTGCTTCAGAACAGCCTGCGCCGTAGGCAGGAGGGGGCGGAAGTTCGCCTGTTTATTGACACTGTTTACTCCAATGGTTCGGTGGTGGATACACAAGCCAGTACCTTCATCCAGGGGCCGATCTCGATTCTGGGCTTTGACCTCGGCATCGCCACCGAAGAGGCGACCACCGCGACCGTCAACTTCAAGTTGAGTGATCAGCCGACGCGAGTTCTGTAAGGCTGAAGGCGACCAAGCCTTCTGTGCTACATTCCTCTCGTTCCTTTCTCGTCAAACTCTCACATGGCCACCCCTGAAAAGCCCGAGTTGAGCGCCATTGACATCTTGCGCAATGCGGCCAACTTAAAGCCGATGCGGAAGATGGTCGAGCTGAATAATGGCTCGGTGCTTGAATTTTGGCATACACCGTTGACCGCTGCTGAGCGGGCCAAGGTAAACAAAGAGGTGGCTAGCGATGAGCCGGGTGAGTTCATCATGCAATTGCTAATCGCTAAAGCCACTAACGAAAGCGGCGAAAAGCTGTTTAGTCGCGGCCACATTGCCTCGCTACGACGTGAGGTGCGGGAAGAAGACCTGCAGAAACTGCAGATCTCCATCCTCAATAATGAGAAAGATCAGTATTACGACCCAAAGCCCTGAAAGCAGAGCTGGCCAGGGATAAGTGGCTCATGCTGTGCTTTGCAGTAGCAAAAGAATTAGGCATGGGCCTGACCACCCTTCTCGCCACCGAGCCAAGGGAGGTCATCTTGGGGTGGAGCGCTTACTTCGAGATTGAGCATGACGAGTTCAAGAAGCGCACAGAGACCGGGTAGAATGGGGCGTGGTCGCGCTGGAGGGAATTTGCCGTGACCTCCAGCTACAGGGCGCAGATTCAGCTTGGGGTAACAGGCGCCAGCGCAATTGATGCCGCATTACAGAAGCTCAACAAGCTCAACCAAGCCCTGCAAAACTTCGGAGACAAGGCTGATTTAGGGCGGCTCTTTGGTGGGACCAAACAGGTTTCAACCGGCTTTGATAATGTCACTAAAAGCATAAGTTCAGCTAATGCCGAACTGAGGGAATTTGGCAAGCTCCTGACAGCGCAAGCCGCTACGGCGAAAGCCCTGGCCGCCAGCACGGCCCGCCTCCCGCAATTGCCTCCTGCCCGTGCTGGTCGGACAAGGCTGCCGAGTGGCGATGGTGGCACAGGATTCAGGGCGCTACCAGAAGCACCTCGCTCAACTGGCAATTTCCAGTCAATCCTGAATCGCCTGGCCGAATCGACTACCTCTGCTGAGCGAGCCGCGAGACTGCTTCGCGCTACTCCAGAGAATCGCATTACTACCGATTTAGCCGGCCGGGCCTCGTCGCAGCGCAGGCTTTTTGAAGAGGTCCCAGTTTCGAAGGCGCTTGCCGACGCATCTAAATACTTTGATCCAGTCTTCAGGGAAATCGCCAAAAACTTTGCTGAATACCAAAGGCAGATTCGCCCAACCGCGAATGATCGCAGGGCGGTTGGGCCTCTTGCGGGGCAGACATCTGGCGAGTTTCGGGATTTTCAAGCATTTGCCAGGCAGAATGTCAGGCAATCCTTTACTGAATCCCGCCGCGCACTACCTGGCACCTCCAGTATTGGTGCCCTACCTGAAGGACTGACGGGCGGAGGTTTGGCCAGAACCGCAGTGGTGTCACGGGGGAGACTGGAGCAGTTTGCGCCAGAAATTCCAGCCGCTCAGCAAACAATCAATGTTGCAGCAAGGACAATTTCTACGTCTGCGCAGAATTTTGCGCAAGCCGTCAACGATGCCGCCCAAACTACACAGCGAGCAGCGAGTGCGGCGACGACTAACGGCGGTGGCGGCGGCGCCCCCCCCGGCAGTCCGCCTGGCGGGGGCGGGGGTGGAGGTGGAGGTGGAAGGCGCCCACCCATATACTCGCAGGGTGATTTCTTTGACGGCGATGCGAGGGCGTACTCAAATCAGCCGGCTCCCGATCCCTATGGGAATCCGTCGCAGCGCAGAGAAGCCTTTCAAATCGCCACCAGGCAAGAGCTGACTGAGGTTAGAATCCAGGCAGCCCTGGAGCGACAGGCCACAGCGTTGCAAAGGAGCGTCGAGCAGCGAAGGGCGTTCTCTAGATTCACTGCAGGCGCCGCTGGCCGTGTTAGTCAAGGTATCCAGGGCGGTCTCATCGGCGGCGCCTTCCCTGCTCTGTTCGGACAGGGGCCTAGTACGTCTCTGGGCGGCGGTGTGGGCGGAGTCCTAGGTGGCTTGATTGGCGGCGGTGGTGGATCGTTCGCTGGTGGCATTGTTGGCTCGGCAGTTGGCAAGCAGCTTGACGACCTGGCTACCGCCCTAAAGAGTCCCACTCAGGCGCTGGACTTACTGAAGACTGCGGGCATTGAACTTGACGACTCGACAACATCCCTGGTTGGTGAGCTGATTGACAACAATAAGCTAATTGAAGCACAGCGAGTCGTCTATGAGGGTCTAAATAAAACTATTGGCGGGGATACCGTTGATGAAATTATTAAAGCGGATGAGGCAGCACAGAAACTTGGCAAGGTTACTGCTGAGCTGAACCGAGAGTTGATCACGGGGCTTGCGCCCATCATGACGAAGTTGATCGAGTATGCAACCGGCGCGGCAAGGGGATTGGGGCCTGTTATCGAAAGACTGCGCAGCATTATGGAGTTTGGAGCAGTTAATAATACAGCCGCAGAACTAAAAGCTGGTGATATTGCGGGTCAGCGCACCCAGGCCAAGTTTGGCAAGATGAGTACCACAATTTTTGGATCTGCCGAGGCCAAGGCATTTTACAAAAATGCGTTTGCGGCAGCACTAGAAAACGAGAAATTCAATTTAAGGGCGGCCCAGGGCAAGGGTAGCCCAGGCCCAGGCTTGCCGAGGCTCGACCAAAACGACCGTCTCAAGCAAGAGAAAGCCGCCCGCGACGAAGCAGCCAAGGAATCTAAACAAGCTGCTGATGAAGCCGCTCAACGTGCCAAGCAATTGGCGGAGCAGCAGCTCAATCTGGACAAGCAGTTGTTCGATAATCGCTTGGCCTTGGCTAAAGCCGTCTATGACAAAGAGATTGCACTGGTCAACTTCAAGTTTGATCTTGCGCGAAAGCAACAGCAGCAAGAGGAGCGCATCTCAGCAATGCAAGCGCCATCCAGTGAGGCACGGGATGTTATCAATGCGATCAACGACCTAAGAGGTGCGGGCCGGGAAATTACTGACACATTGCGTGGACTGCGACAGGAGCAGCAGGGATTACAGCGTGATCTTGGTGCGGCGAGAAGTCAAGCCGGCATGGCTGGGTCTATGGCCACAAGGGAAGCTGCGATCCAGAATAATTTTCAGGTCGCGCAAGGTGCTAATGCAGGCGCACCGAGCACCCTAATGGGCCTGCCCGGTATCAAGGAATATCTGACGGGCGATAAATCTTCGCCCGGTTATCGCAGGGACCATGGCGGCGGCAACTATCACGAGCACATCGCTTTTGCCAACAAGGCATTGCGTGACGTGGCAATGGCGGCATTGAAGGCGCAAGGCGTCAGGATTGGCAGTGTTAATGATGGGAGGCACGCGAAGAACAGCTACCACTATTCCGATCAGGCATTTGATGTCCCTGCGGCTCAAGTTCCGGTTGGGCGAGAACAGGCTTTGTCTGCTCGCGTTCGCGCCATCGTGGCCGCCGCAATGGGTGGACCGGCTGGAGTGGTCGCAGGCGGGGGAGCAGCGCCAGGTGCCTCCCCCGACCAGGCCGGTGTCGTCAGCGCTCAAGGCAGTGTCGAGCAAATCAGCGCCAAGCTGCAAGGCGTCACTGCGCAAATTCAAGCGTACGAAGCTGCGGCCAATCGCATCGGACAGCTTAATGTTGAGGAGTTTGTTCTCAAGCTAACCCAAGGATTCCGCGATCAGGCCGAAACCCTGCAAAACAATACTAAGGAGCTGGATAGGCGGTCTGCCGCACTGGATAACGGTGTGCCCATGGCTGCCATTGACGCGGAAATCAAGCTGACCGCAATCAATGATGTACTCATTAAAAAAGAAGAGGCGTTGGATGACCAGCTCAAAAAGGGCGAAATTTCCACCGAAAGGTATGCAAAGGCAAAGACTGGTCTGGCCGCAGCTTCGCGGGCTGCTGCCCTGGCATCGCAAGACGAAAGCGCTGCCATCTCTCGTAACACTGGTGCGCAAGAGGCTGCCAGCCTCCGAAATACTGGACTTGATTACGACGCCAGGCTTCAAGCATTGCGCGATGGCAGGACAGAGCTAACAGAGGTGGAGCAACTAAATCTTCGCATACTCAAGGGTGAACTTACCCTTGCTCAAGCGGAAGCAGCACGTCTCCCCGTGCTAGCAGCAATCAATGACCAGAAAAAGATTCAGCTCACAGAAGCCGAAAAAACTTTAGAACTCTACAAGTCGATGGATGCGGTCTTGGTGCAGGGGGTTGGTGCGGCCATTACCGGCCTAATTGATAAATCAACGACTCTCAATGATGTCTTGAGCGACACACTGAGGTCGCTTGGCCAGATGCTCATTAACTCTGCGCTCAATAGCGCGACGGCTGGAATGGGTGGAATATTTGCTAATTTATTCAAGGCAAACGGCGGCCCCGTCAGTGCTGGCCAACCCTACTTTGTTGGCGACAACAAGGATGGCTCTCTCAATTCCACCAGCGAGCTATTTATTCCCGGCATTAGTGGCTACGTCGCCAGCTCCACCGATGTCCAGGCTGCCGTTCGCGGTGCGGTCTCTACCCCGATGGACCCCGAAACCTCTGGCGGCATGACTGTGGCTAGGGCCGCGATGGAGCGGTCTATGATGGCCAGCGAGCAAAACTATCAAGCGGCAGTTCTGGGTGAAATGGCTAATTCACCAATCAAGATTGAATCACGCGGGATGAGGGCAGATGAGCTGCCGTTCATTACCATGGAGGAAAGTGACCGAAGAACCGCTGAGGCAGTCAGGCAGGCCGTTAAGATCTCGGATGCCAAGTGGAGGCAATCCACAAAGAATGAGGTGCGGTAATGGCTGAAATGCAGGCCATTGGAACATACCTGCGCTTACTGTTCCGCAATGGTAGTCCGACCGGAAACAATTTCCAAAACTTTTCCCAGGGCCGTACCATCAGCTACCTAGGAAGTGATTACATTGCCGCAGGCTTTGGCTTCAGCGGTTCATCCTTTGACGCCAGCGCCAGTAGCATTAGTGCTTCGCTTGTTCTTGGCTTGAATCAACTAGATCAAAATATCTTTCAACAGGCCGCCGACAATCGGTGGCTGGCCGAAGTGCGCACAACTTGGCTTGACAATGCCACCTTACTACCTGAGCTGGACTGGACGATTGATGTCTACGAGGTGCTCAGCATTAGTCACGACAACGAAAGGCTTTCAGTGAAACTAGGGAGCCCTCTTGATGCCGTGACCCAGAACACGCCTCGCCTAACATTGACCCAGAAGGCAGTGGGAGCACTGCCAAGCAGTGGGAATCTCACCTTTAACTAAAATGCTAAGCCCCGGTTTTAATCACGAGCAGGGTCCAAAAAAGCTACTCCCAGAAGAGGAGCAGATGATCGAGCTGCTTGGCTGGACGCGAGCAGAGTGGGATTACTTTAACGAGCAGCGTTCTACCTACAAAGACATCCGGCCAGGGGAGCCGACGATGTTCTTCACCTTCCTGGCGTTAGGACCGATCTTCTGGAATCTTGTCATTGGTGTGGCGCTGAGCTTCGCGGCTACACTCCTCCTCCCGCGTCCGAGGCAGGGGACGCCGCCACGCATTGAGAGTAGAACAATTGATGGCCAGTCCATTGTTCAGTCTGCGCGATTCGCCCCAACAGCTGGGTTTGACAGTCAGCAGAATGTAGTCGAGCTGGGCTCCATCGTTCCAGTGATCTTCGCTAAACGCGAAACCATTGACGGCATTACCTATGGCGGCGTCCGAATAAATACCAATCTGCTTTGGTCCCAACTTTACAGCTTGGGCGGTAGTCAGCTCATCAAGGCCATGTTTATGGTGGGATTTGGCCCTATAGGCGCCATTGACCCCCATCAATTTGCCATTGGGGACAACCTGCTTTCTAGTTATGATTTAGGCACTGGCAACAACAATAACGGAAGACTATCTTTTTACTTTCGGCCCGGCGATGGACGCATTCGCTCCAGTGATCTTGTTGCTGGGCGGGCCGCATCAGCAGATATAGCCAACTCGGAAAATGCGGGGGCCGGAGACGTATTTCAAATTCGCTCGGTAAACGGCGCGTATCTACCCGACTTTTGCTATGCAAGCAAACCAAGTAGTCAGACAACGTTTGGGCTGTATGCGCCCATCGGAAATGACCTGGCATATCGAATAAACCCTAGCATTCGGTCTATCTCTACGGCAAGCCTCAGACCTGTTGGGAAGAAAGGCGATGCCATTGTCGAGTGCAACGATGACAATAATCTAAAAGCCGCTCGCAACAAGCAAGATACCATGTTCAGCACTAGGTCGGGGATTGTGCAATACAACGGTGCGCCTACTGTAGCGGGTGGACTGTACGCGGCCAGCGCTGGAGATAGTATTACCTACGTCTTGCTAAGTTCTTCCGATTACCTCACCGAGTTTATCGTCCAAAACAGTGGACCTGATGGCCTGGCTACCTCGGAAGACGCGGCTCAGTCCATCAGCGGATTACAGCGAACATGGGATGATTCCCTGGCAATTGGAGAGTTGTATAGAATTGGTTCTTGCGTTGTTGTACTGGAGTCGCGCACTCCTGCCGACAGTGTTTTTGTTAGCGAGGCTGATAACACTCCAATTGGTGGTGGAGTAAGCATTGTCTGCACGTTCCGAGTTGTCAGGCCAGGCTCCTTCACCGGCAGCACGCAATCACAGCTGTCACAAGCGGCAACCACCGCAACCCGGCACTACAATGGAACGGACGGTTCGCACATTTGCCGCCTAGCTGTAGCCACTGTCGCAATTGGCCGGCCAGCGCAGGTTATTGAAATCGGCTTTCGCTCTGCTCTCGGAATCAATATTCAGGGACTGTGTAATTTTCCCGCCGCTTCCTCGTATGAGGAAGCGGATGCGGCCTCGTGCAAAAGGTACAGCGGTGATCGCATTAGACAGGGAGACATCCTGCAGACCTCTCAACTGCAATCCGGTACATCTAGCAGCCCTGAAGTTCGCTATAGCTTTTTCAGGTTCAGCTATCGCATTGCCGGGTCTGATGCGGCCTGGGTCTCGGCGCCACAGCTGTTTGGCTTTAGATCCCCAACTGGCCAACCCAGTTTCAACTATTTGAGAGTGCAGTTTCCGTCTGCCCAAAGATGGGAATGCGAGCTAATGCCGGTTTCCGGGTGGGAAGTTAGAAGCGGGATCGCGGCAGGGAGCTTGGAAATCTTGGAAGGCAAGATTCAAAGCCTGCGCACCGTGTACGGAGCCAACTGTGTGTTTGAGTTTAACGGTGTTAGTGTACCCCGTGATGCAAGCACTTTTGCGCTTAATCCCACGCAATCCAGTATTGCATCGGGCGAACCTTTTGGGCCGGGACTAAAAGACGGGGATTCCTATGTGGACGCCTGGGGCAAATTAGCCGAACAATTCGTCTTCTCGGAAGTCACAGCCACCACAAACTCACCAGAGCACGAGATCAGCTATGTCAATATTATTGCTAGGAATGTAGAAACGCCGTCTTACAATAACATCTCAAAACTAGGAGCTACGATTCGCAGCGGGCAAGAATTGCGCAGCTTCCAGCAGCTCAGTGTTTACGTTGACCTTGGTGTGGGTGCAACTCACCTGATTGGCGACGTATTGCGCTTTTGGGTATTGAATCCCGAGGCAGGGTTGGGCGAGATTATCAGTCCTGTACAGGTCGATGATACGAGTTTTGATGCCGCCAATGCATGGACCTACAATCGTAGATACTTCTTCGATGGTGGTGTCAGCGAACCATTTAACTTCCGGCAGCAGGGGGCCAAGTGGGCCGAATATTTCCTGCAAGACCTGTTGATAAGGGGTGGCAAATTTTATATGCAGCCGATTGCCCTTTTTGGGGAGGCGCACGAAATTCGGGGTCACTACACGTCTGGCAACGTCAGTGAGTTCGAGTTCTCCACTTTTGACCCCGATCAGCGGACACCCCCTCGTGTAACCGTGAAATGGCGGGAAGAGAAGCAGGCCGGCGATCTCTCCAATCGTGGCTTATTCCCGGTGGTGAGGGAGGTGACAGTAAGGGAGAGCGGCACACCAGAGAATGCACCGCTAAAGATTATTGATCTTACCTCTGGCTTGAACAACTTTTGCACCAGTGAGATTCATGCTATTGATGTCGGCAAGATGGAATGCCGAAAGGCCAGACTCATCACCTCCGGCGTAAAGATGACCACTAGGCCTGATCGGGCCGCCTTCGACCCTGGCAAGATCATCAAGATAGGAATGGAGACCGTCAAGTTCAACCTTCCCCAGAATGGCGTCATTCTTGCTGATGGCACCGTGATCTCTAAACCAGATCCCATCGCCCCCGCCTTGCTGGCCGATGGAAGCTATTCCGCCATGGTCTGGAGTGGAAGTGGGACCAACGTGGAGCCGGTCACCATGGTCGTGGTCAATGGGAAATGCCCAGCCTTCGCGGGATCTGTCTACAGCCTGGCAAATAGCACGCTTTCAAGCCAAACGTATAAAGTACAAAAGGTGGATTTTACCGAGGATGGAGACATTGAGGTTCAGACTACAGAGTTTCCTTTGGATGAAAATAACTTCTCATTGCTG